GCCCCGCTCGGCGTGGCCATGCCCTACGTCGTCTGGCAGCAACTCGGTGGAGAAACCATGCGCTATGCCGACAACACCGCCATGGATCACCGCCGCCCGCTCGTCCAGGTCGCCGTGTGGTCGGAGGCCCGCCAGACATCGCTTGACCTCATCCGGCAGATCGAAGACGCCCTGACCGCATCCAGTGCCTTCACGGCCGAGCCGCAAGGCGAGCCGATCTCGATGTACGAACCAGACACCCAGCGTTACGGGTCGATTCAACGATTTTTGATCTGGGCAGCCAGATAAACGATCACCGCCGAAAGGCGGTTTTTATTGGGCGAAAGCCCGTCCATACACCCGCCGTTGGCGGGTTTTTTGTTATGAAAGGCCCGAAAAATGGCAACACTACCCAAAGGCACGATCCTGGCGGTCGCTTCCGCGTTCGCCGCTGCCAAAACCGTTTCCGCCGTCTCCAACGCATCCGAAGCCGTCTTCACCTGCACGGCACACGGCTACTCCGTCGGCGACATCCTGCAGGTCTACTCCGGCTGGGGTCGCCTGAACCGTCGCGCAGTTCGCGTCAAGTCGACGCCGACGGCCGATACCTTCGTCGCGGAAAAAATCGACACCACCAACGTCGAGTACTTCCCGGCCGGTTCCGGCATCGGCACCGTTCGCAAGGTCTCCACCTGGACGCAGATCCCGAAATACCTCAACCCGTCCTCCTCGGGTGGTGAGCCGAAGCCGGTCACTGTCGAATTCATGGACGAAGACGTCGAGACCACGTTGAACAATGGCTTCTCGGCGGTCAATGAAACCTTCGACATCGATGCCGACCAGTTCGGAACGGCCAGCTACCTTGCTCTGGTGGCCCTGACCGACCAGCAAACCGACACCATCCTCAAGAAGACGCTGAAGTCGGGTTCGCTCGTCTTCACGCCTTGCACGGTAGCCCTCAACGAAAACCCGCAGATGTCTGGCGGAACCATCATGGTCAACCGTGTTTCCGTCAACGGCAATGGCCGTATCACCCGCTACTAATCGGCAATTTGCCACAGCCCGCTTCGGCGGGCTTTTTTTACGCCCGTCCGGTCGCTCCGGAGTAACGGGCCTTTTTACCCAGAAAGAAAACGATCATGGCAAACAAAATCAAGCTCGGCCAGCGGCCGGAAACATTCAAGAAAGTCGCCCAATTTACCACGCTCTACGGTGACGATCTCGAAATCGAAATGGTCTTTGTGTACCGCACCAGAAAGGAATTCGGACCGTTTTTCGACACGATGTTCGAGCGTTCTGAAAACGATAAGATCAATCCAACCGATCCGGATTTCATGGCGAAGATGATGGAAAATGGCGTCGAAAAAAACGTCGATTACCTGATGGGTGTTGCCACTGGCTGGAATCTCGACATCGAATTCAACCGCGCCAACGTTGAGCAGCTTTGCGACGAAATGCCGGGCGCCGCTGCTGCCATCATGCAGGCCTATTACACCGCCATCACGGAAGGCCGCGTAAAAAACTGATGGAGGCGGCCGGGTGTTACTACGCCCGGCTGCCCACCGAAGCCGAGCTCACCAATCTCGGCCTGACGCCGGAAGACTACGAAGAAACCGCTGAAGTCTGGCCAGAAAACTGGGAAACATCCCGGATTTTTCTGGAAATGGATACCCAGTGGCGAATCGGCATGAACGGCCGAACCGGCCTCGACTACACCGTGCTGTTTTCCCTGCTCGACCGCCACGAACTGACCGGTGACGACTGGTGGCAGGCCTTCCGCGACCTGCAGGCCATGGAGTCCGCGGCCCTTGAGGCCATGCACAGCAAATCCTGATCGCCTGGCGATCCTTCAAGAAAGCGAAACCGATGACCGATGGACTGAAAATCCAGGGTGAAGTCGTACTCAGCGCCGAAGGCGCCGAAGCCACGCTCAATCGCGTTGCCGACGTCGGCGACAAGATGGCGAGCCGGCTGCAGGAGTCATCCAAAAAGGCCGGTGAAGCCGTCGACCACATCGGCGAAGGCGCCGGCAAGAGTGCCGAGCAATTCACCCGCGCCGAAGGCCGCATCATCGACTCGATCAAGCGGGCCACCACCTCGCTCGAACAGTTCGGCAAGACGGCATCGGAAAAGCTCGAACTCAAGATCGCCGACAGGGGCCTCGACACAACCAAGTTCGAGCCCTACCTGGCCAAGTTGCGCGAACTCGAAGCCGCGCACGTTCGACTCAATAACAGCGGCCAGTCGGCCGCTTCGGCCATGGGTGGGCAATTCACCAACAACGTCCGCAACGCATCGTTCCAGCTGCAGGACTACATCGTCCAGGTAAATGGTGGTGTCGATTCCACCAAGGCGCTCGCCATGCAGTTGCCGCAGCTGCTCGGCGGTTTCGGTGCTGCTGGCGCCGTCATCGGCGTCGTCGCCGCGCTCATGCCGCAGATCGTCAGCGCCTTCAGCGACACCGCGGCCGGATCGAAAACGCTGGCATCGTCCATGTCGGATCTCGACAAGGCCGTCGGCGGCGTCGGAGAGGCCGTCAAGAAATTCGACCTTGACGGCCTCTATGAGCAATTCAACAAGGCAAACGGCGCAACCCGGGCGGCCATTGTCGAGCAACTGAACTTCCAGCGCACGTTCATTGAGACGCAGCGCCTCGCTGCCGGGCAGAAGTTCGGCGAGTCAATTTCCAGCCTCGGCGCCTACGGCAGCCTGGACAAGCTGGCCGGCGCCTACGCTGGCAATGGCGCCGACAAGCTGGCCAAGCAGCTTGGCATCGGCGTCGATACAGCCCGCGAACTGCTGCCGATGCTATCCGGCATCAAGGCCGGCACGGAAGACGTCACGCTGGCCTTCAACCGATTCGGCACGACACTGCTCGGCGGCAACCAGTCGGCGCGCGATCTCGCCTCGCAAATGGCCGAACTCTCCAAGTCGGAACGTGACGCCGCCGGCGCCGCCAGCGCCATCAGCGAAGCGCAGGCGAAAATGGCCAGTGGCCACGTTCAGACCAAAAAGGAAGCAGAAGACGCCACCAAGGCCACCAAGGCGCTGGCCTCGCAAAACGAGGATCTCGCCAAGTTGCTCGACAGCATCAATGGCAAGTCGAGCCAGTTCGATCCTGCCTACGTCAAAAACGTCACGACGCTGCTCTCGGCATACGACCGTGGCAAGCTGTCGCTGTCCGATTTCAACGACGTCTTCGCGCGCTACGTCGCCATGCAGCCCGGCGCCGTCGCCGAAACGAAGGCCCATGCAGAAGCCCTCAAGGAACAGAGCAAGTGGCTGTCCGACTGGGCCGCGTCGCGCGAAAAGGAGGCTGCCGGCATTGCCGATCAGGTCACCAAGGCGCAGGAATACCTCTACAACCTCGGGCTCACCAAGGAAGCGCAGGAGCGCCTGGCGGCTGGGAAATACGAGCTGGCCGCCGCCGCCAAGGAAGAGTACGCAGCCAATCTCGAAAACGCCGCAGCCTATGCCGGCGAATTCAAGGACGCCTACCTGGAAGCGGCAGAAGCCGTCCGCGAGCAGGCCGCTGCCCTGAACGAACTGGCCGCCATCAAGCGCGAAACCTCGGTCAAGGAAATCGCCGTCTCCCAGGCCAAGGAATCCGCCCGCGCCTGGGACAAGTTCGCCGACGACATCGAGCGCAGTCTGACCGATTCGCTCTACCGGTCATTCGAGTCCGGCAAGAGCTTCGGCCAGTCCTTCGTCGACGCCCTGAAGAACACCTTCAAGACCACGCTGCTCAGGATGGCCGTTCAATACACGATCAATGCCGGCGGCCAGATCGCCGGCGCGGCGGGAAACAGCCTGATTAATTCAGTGCTCGGTACCGGCTCGGCAAATGGCGGTGGCGGGGTCAATTATTTCAATGTGGCCAGCAACGCTAGTTCGCTGTACGGGTTGGCGACCGGAACATATCTCGGTTATGCGCAAGCCGCCGGCGCCGGTTATGCCATGACATCGTCAGAGGCCGCCGCAGCGGCGCAGGCCTACTACAGCGCCGGCTATTACGGTACCGGTGCATCAATTCAGGCCGGAAATCTGGTTGGTGGTGGCACCGCAGCCGCAGGAGCAGAAGCCGGCGGCGCGGCTGCCGGCGGTTCGGCCAGTTCTGCCGCAGGCGTTTCCAGCGTCGCTTGGGTCGCCGCCATCATCGCCGGCATGTGGATGTCGAGCGAGGCCTGGAAGGCTGGCATCCGCTGGGAAAACTACGCCAAGCAAAAGGACGTTGAGTTGTGGGATGCCGAGGTCGCCATCCGAAAAACCAAAGACGAGCCCATGAAAGCCATCTTTGGCGACGGATTCGTCAATTCGCAGTTCTACGCCATAGCCGGAGGCGGATCGCTGTCTGCCCAGATTCACTACGCCATCCAGAAAGCCCTGTTCGGCGCCAAATACTCGACCGGATCGCAAACCGTCGGCACATTCAGCGAGGCAGAGCAGGGCTTCACGGGTCAATACGGCATCAACATGAAGAAAACCGGCGGCCTGTTCAAGCGCGGTCGGGAATGGACCGACTGGTATGGGCTGCCGTCTGAAGTCGATGCGGTAATGGACGCGATGTACAAGGCCGTGCGCAACGGCTTCGTCATGCTGGGGGAAACCTTCGACGACACGACGATTGCCCAGAAAATGCAGGGGTTTGCCTACTCGATCTATGTTGGATCAACCGACATGGAGGCCGTAGTTAGCGCGGCAACGCAGAACCTTACAAAGGCGATGGCAGACCGCATTATTCCGTCAATTTCTACTCTGCAGAAAAGCGGAGAGTTGTGGACCGCAACGTTTGAGCGCGTTCTTTCTGAAGCCCAGGCCGTAAATCGAATCGTCGGCCTCATGGGCGACACGATGTCGAGCGTTTTCGGGCGAAACAACCTCGATAACGTCCTGAAGGCATCCGATGCATTCGTCCAGTTGTTCGGCAGCATCGACGCACTCAATTCATCGTTCTCGGCCTACTACGCCAATTTCTACACCGGACTCGATCAGGTTAATCAGGCCTGGAAGGAAATGGCGGCGGCCTTTACCGACATCGGCATCACGAACATGCCGACCACCCGTGCCCAGTTCCGCGCGCTAGTCGATTCGCTCGACCTCAACACGGAAGGCGGCCGCTCGACGTTCAAGTCGCTGATGTCGCTGCAGGGCGCCTTCGCCTCGCTCACGCCGACTATCGACGAAGCCGCCGCTGCGGCCAAGGCGCTGGCCAATGTCGGGCTTGAAGACCAGGCCAAGCAGATCGGCGCCTATTACACCGCGCAGCGCCAGGCGCTGGCCAACACGCTGCGCAACGACATCAGCGCCAGGCAGGACGCGATCAGCACGGCGCAATCGATGATCGAGGCCCTGGGCTCGGTCATCACCAGCCTCGGCGGCTATCGTGACACGCTGGTCGCCGGTGCCGCCTCGGTTTCTCCGGCAGCACAATATGCCCAGTCGCGCCAGATGTTCGACCAGACGGCCGCCCGTGCCCGCCTCGGCGACATCGTTGCCGCCAACAGCCTGCAATCGGTGTCGGAATCCTTCCTGCGGGCCTCGCTTGCCATCGGCACGGCATCCAGCTATGCCGGCGACGTCGGCATGGTCGCCGGTACGCTCGACACCGTGATCGGAGTCGCCGAACGCCAGGTGCCCATCGCGCAAAGCCAGCTTCAGGTCGCCCAGGATCAACTGGCGACCCTTGAGCAGATGCTTGAGCGCATGACCGGCGGCACGCCGACCGTGGTGGCCAACTACGGCGCCGCTTTGACCGACTGGCAGTCATTCTTCACCTCGACCACCATCGGCCAGGCAGTGCAGACGTCCGCCGGCACCATGCAGCGCATCGCCGACACGATTGGCCTCTTCGTCGATCAATCCGGCCGCGGCTATACCTTCAATTCGAGCGACAGCCCGTATGCGCTGGCCGGCATGTCGCAGGACTTCGCCGATTACATGAAGCAGAAATATGGCACCTGGCAGCCGCCAGCCTTCGCCGGCGGTGGATTGCACGGTGGCGGCCTGCGCCTGGTCGGCGAGCGCGGTCCCGAACTGGAAATCACCGGCCCGTCGCGCATCCTCAATGCCGCCG